CAAGTCAGTGGCCCGGGCCAATTCCCTACGCAGCCCAGCAGGGAATTTTTTGCACCCTTGCAGGGAATTAAATCGGGGCGTCATGGAAAATTTCCGGGCTGATCAGAAAATCTCGCCGGTCGTTGCGATCTTTTCCTTGCTATTATATGAATTTGAGATTACATCTATACCCATGCCTTCCCCGACGGATCTCAGCTTGACCCATGGTCAAGTTGCTTGGGCGCTCGCGCGTGGACCGCAGCCGACCCCGGTGCTTTTCGACCAGTTGCGTTATCTGCGGCAACTCGGGGTGCCGTTTAGCAAGCGAGAGCTCGGCGGCGGGCGCGGCAATCGGATCCGCTACGGGTTCGATCAGCTGATCGAATTGGGGGTGGCATTGTTTGGTCTGCAGCGCGGCATGGCGCCCCGCGAGGTGGCAGGGATCTTGGTTGAACACCGGGCCGAGCTCCGCCGGTGCTATCGCGACATCCTGGCGGCGCTGCCTGCGGCCGCCTTCGAGGCGGAGTGGGTCAAAAGCCGCGGCGCGGTGGTACCGATCATGAACGAAACCTTTCTTCGCCTGCATGATCGCTACTCGGAGCGGCGCGGGTCCTTCGAACTCGTCGCGGGTGACCCGTTTGCCCTTCTGAGCCAATTCGCGACGGTGACCGAGCGGTATCCGGGCGGCGAGGTCAGAACCCTGCTGCCGCTCACCCGCCTGGTGATCGAGCTCGTCGCCTGGGCGCGCGAGGCGCCCGAGATCAAACCCGGACGAAAATAACAGCGGCTCCGGAGAGTCGATGAATGTCTAGGAGTGTGAGTTAATGAATGTAAATTGTCATTTAAACCTTTCACTGTCAAGCTTGCAGATCATCTACCGCCTGCTGGACGAGCTGAGACTGGATCCGGCTAACCCGCGATGCCACAGCAAAAAGCAGGTCCGGCAAATTGCCAAAAGCATCAAGGCCTTTGGCTTCAATGTGCCGATCCTGATCGATCGCGATGGCAACGTGGTGGCCGGGCACGGTCGCGTCGCTGCCTGCCGCGAGCTCGGCATGACCCAGGTGCCGACGCTGTGCCTCGATCACCTGACCCCGGCTCAACTGCGCGCTTTCCGCATTTGTGACAACCGGCTAACCGAGATCGCGACCTGGGACGACCAGCTGCTCGCCGAACAGCTCAAGGACCTCTCGTTACTGGGGCTGGATTTCAGCCTCGAGGTCACCGGTTTTGACATGGCCGAGATCGATCTGCGGATCGACTCGCTTGAGGGCCAGCCGCAAGGCGACGACCCCGCCGATCGGCTGCCCGGGGTCGCGGCGGGTCCGCCGGTCAGCAAGCTTGGGGATTTATGGCGGCTCGGTCGCCATCGGTTGTTATGCGGCAGTGCACTCGATACCAACGGCCTTCAAGGCGCTGATGGGAGAGGGACGCGGCTCAGTCGTCTTCACCGACCCGCCCTATAACGTGCCGATCGACGGTCATGCGAGTGGGCTCGGCGCGATCCATCATCGCCCGTTCCCGATGGCTTCCGGTGAAATGAACGGCGCCGAATTCACCGCCTTTCTTCGCGAAGCGTTCTGTAACCTGGCGGCCTTCAGCGTTGACGGCTCGCTGCACTACATCTGCATGGACTGGCGTCATGTCGATGAGCTGCTTGCCGCGAGCCGCGGCACCTATGGCGGGCCGAAAAACCTCTGCGTCTGGGTTAAGGACAATGGCGGGATGGGCGCGCTCTACCGCAGCCAGCACGAGCTGGTCTTTGTCTTCAAACACGGTCGCTACGGGCACCGCAACAATGTTCAGCTCGGTCGGTTTGGCCGCAACCGCAGCAATGTCTGGCACTATCCCGGGGCCAACTCGTTTGGCCGCGGCGGCGCGGAGGGCAATCTCTTGGCATTGCACCCGACCGTCAAGCCGGTGGCGATGATCGCCGACGCGATCCTCGACTGCTCGGCCCGCGGCGACATTGTGCTCGATGGCTTTCTCGGCAGCGGCACGACGGTCATCGCGGCCGAACGCACTGGCCGGCGCTGCTACGGCATCGAGCTCGACCCGGTTTATGTCGACACGATCATCCGCCGCTGGCAGGGGTTGACCGGCGGCAGCGCCGATCACGCCATGAGCGGCCGCGGCTTTGATGACCTCGCCCGCGAGGCGGAGGCCGCCAATGGCTGATAAAAAGGGCGATTACGAGGTCGGCTATGGCAAGCCGCCGCAGAATACGCGTTTCAAAAAAGGCCAATCGGGCAATCCCCACGGCCGGGCATCGGGCACCAAAAACCTAAAGACGCTGCTGATCGACACGCTCAACGAGCCGGTCGTCGTGACCCAGGATGGCGGGCGGCGAACGATCACCAAACGCCAGGCCTTCGTCAAGCAAGTCGTCAACCAATCGGCCAAGGGCGATTGGCGCGCCGCCAAACTGCTACTCGACATGCTGCACGACACCGACGGCGGCAGCGAACCAGAAACCGCGGAGAGCTCATTCGGCGCCGCCGACGAGAAGGTCATCGAGCAGCTGAAGGCTCGGCTGAACGGTAAGAAGAGGGGATCCGATGATTGAGGAGCTGACGCGCGCCGAATACAACGCCGTATTGCGCAACGACTTTGCCTTCTTCGCCTCGCGCTGCTTCCACGAGCTCAACCCGCAGGCCGAGCTGGCGATGAACTGGCATTTCGAGGTCATCGCCGCCAAGCTGGCCGCGGTGCGGGAAGGCAAGATCCGCCGGCTAATCATCAACCTGCCACCGCGGCATCTGAAATCCTTGCTGGCCTCGATCGCCTTTCCGGCCTGGTGTCTCGGGCACGACCCCTCGGCCCAGATCCTCTGCGTCTCCTATGCCCAGGATCTCGCCGACAAGCTCGCCCGCGATAGCCGCAGCATCATAATGAGCTCCTGGTACTGGCGGATCTTTCTGACGCGCCTCGCCGCCCACCGCCAGGCGGTGCAGGAGTTCATCACCACCCGGCAGGGCTATCGACTCGCCACCTCGATCGGTGGGGTGCTGACCGGACGCGGTGCCGACTTCCTTTTGATCGATGACCCGCTGAAACCCGAGGAGGCGCTGACCACGGCGCTGCGCCGCGCTTGCAACGAGTGGTACGACCATACCCTCTACAGCCGGCTTAACGATAAGCGCTACAGCAGGATCGTCATCATCATGCAGCGGCTGCACGAGGACGATCTGGTCGGCCATGTGCTGGCGCAGGAGCCCTGGGAGGTCGTCAGCTTTCCGGCGATCGCCAAGGCCGACGAGGTGCACGAGATCGAGACGATCTGGGGCCCGCGCTGCTACACCCGCCGTCCGGGTGAGCCTCTGCACCCCGAGCGCGAGCCGCGCGAGACACTCGCTCATCTCCGGCGGACGATCGGCGAATACAACTTCGCCGGCCAATATCAGCAATCGCCGGCCCCGTTGGGCGGCGGTCTGGTCAAGGCGGAATGGTTCAAACGCTACGGCGAGAACGAACGGCCGGAGCGCTTTGACCGCATTGTGCAGAGCTGGGACACCGCCAACAAGGCGACCGAGCTCAGCGATTTCTTGGTGTGCACGACCTGGGGAGTGAAGGGCACGAAATTCTTTCTTCTGGGTCTATTGCGCAGACGCCTCGAATATCCGGCGCTCAAACGCGCCGTGCGCGAGCAGCAGAACCTGTTCAATGCCAATGTCGTGCTGATCGAAGACAAGGCCTCGGGCACCCAGTTGATCCAGGAATTGATCGCCGATGGCTGCCATAGCGTCACCCGCTACCAGCCGACCGGCGACAAGACAATGCGGATGCACGCGCAGACCGCGATGATCGAGAACGGCTTTGTCCTTCTCCCCGAAACCGCACCCTGGCTCGCCGAGTACCTGCACGAGATGACTGGTGTTTCCCAATGGCAAGCATAATGATCAGGTCGATTCCACCGCTCAATTCCTCGACTGGTTCAAGACACCCTTTCCCGGCCAGAACATCTTCGAGTATTACCGAAGAGAGGACGAAAAACTGAAACACCAGAGAGAACCCGAAAGACGGAAACCGCCAAGGCCGGTGAACGTCCGTCGTCCAGGCGCCACCGGGGATTGGCGCGGTCCAAATCTTCTCGGGCCGACACATTAATGTCGGCCTGGATGGCATCGTGGAGATGTCTGAAGAGGATGCCTTTTACTTGATCCCCGCGGGCTGGACCATACTCAGCGATGCAACCTGATTGCCAGCACGGCAGACCAACTGTCCGTCGGATTTTCGACATCGAGATTGCGGATCTCCAGACACGAAAGTGGCCCCATTGCCGGGCCACGGGTTCTTCGAGCTGATGCAGATGCAAGCCGAGGGCTCGTGGAACGGTGCGCGCGACCAAACCCGGGCACCCTCGAAATGTTAGCCGATGATGCTCAATACTATATCCGTGACGGGTGGACCAAGCTCGCAGAGTGAACGATCGACGACTAGTCAAGCTGGAAGCGCAATCGGGCAGTCGCTTTATTTCAGCTCTGCGATTCAGATTTAGGTCTGCGACAGCGTCTGCGTCTACTTGCGCAACCCCGATCACACTGTCGCCGATCCGGATGAGAAGACCGCTGCGTGTGCCCGCCGTCGCCTTCGGCATCAACCCAAAGCGAATTCAAGGATGCAGCTGAGAAACTCGTAGTCCGATCCGCCAACATGTGAGTACTCAAGAAGCTTAAGCGTCGGTTCGCGCTCAGGCCCGCCGCCACCGAAATTCAGTCTCTTTCAGGCCAAAAGCGCGGGCCAATGATGCTTCTGGCGCAATATCACCCCACACCAGGAAGCGAGACCAACGGTTATGGCCGCGTTCCGTTGGCATCACGCAGATCCGTCAGTGCCACTGCGGAGGATGTGGACGTGCTAAATCGAACGCGCCAGGGAGGGCCAACCGGATCTTCGCGCGAAATGGTGATCGTCACCTTCGCACCACCTTCCCGCTTGAACTCTATCCGCGCACCAGCACCTTGCTCGATGGCGTCCTCAGGCTCGGCTTGGTCCAGCGCGGCGGCGATAATCTGCTCCTCAGGATCTAGTTTCACCGCTCACCATTCCGTACGTCCGGCCTGCACTAACAAGACCGGCGCGCGGCAAACGTCGCAAGAAAAAGATGCTTAACCCCGCAGGCAAGTTGCGGATCGTCATCGGGACCGAGCGTGATGGTAGGGCAGATGCAAAAGGCGCTGGTCCATTCCTAGCCTTCCAGCGCCTCTATCGTGCTTCCCGCGGTGTCAGGCTGACGCGTGGGCTGCCTTTGCTCAATTTTAAAAGGCTTCGACACGCCCGGTTTTAGTGACGGCGCCCCTCGCAGCGCTCGATCGAGTAGCCGACCTAGCTTTCGGTCCCCACAGCCTCTTCTGGGGAGAACGGAGGTTGAGGCATCCCTCGATTGCGGTTCATCCAGTGCGAGTCGCGATGCGCTATCGGGAATCA